CGTCTGTCGGCGTCACCCCGGTTGCCCTTCCCCAGGGCGACGGCGCTCCTGCCGAGGCCGTCAACCACTACGTCGCTTTCATGGCCCTGCCTGTCGGGTCCAAGGAACGCAACGCCTACTTTGAGGCCCATCGCTCCGCGATCATCAAGGCCTCTTTCTAATTTCCCTCAATCCTACCTAATCCTAACTATATAATAAAATGGCCAACTCGATAACTGCTGCTCCGTTGTCCTCGCGGCTGGGGTGCTGTCTGCATTGCAGGCAAAGCTCCCGGTCCTCTCCGGCATCTCCTCCGTCTTCTCCGCCCGTCCCGGTTCCACCGGCATGAGCATCCAGGTGCCCCTCATCGGCACCTCGACCGCTACCGCCTTCGGCTCTGGTGGCTATCTCACCCAGGACGACGCGACGATCACCGCCGCGACTGTCTCCCTGACCCAGTTCAAGATTTCCAGCCGCTTCACCCCTTCGAACCTGAAGGACTACGGCGCTGACTTCTTCGTGAACAACTTCGTCCAGACCGCCTCTATCGGACTCGCCCAGAAGGTCATGGACGTCATCAACGCTCAGGTCACTGCCGCTAACTACAGCGTGTCCTCGACCACCGGCGGTGACCTCTCCTACGACGAACTCGTGGGCGTGCAGAAGACCCTCGACGACGCCAAGGCCCCGAGCCCTCGCTACGCCGTGCTCAACAGCACCTACATTAGCGACCTCCGCAAGGATACCTCCATCGTTGGCAACAACGTCCTCGGCGCTCAGATCATCCGCGACGGCGACCTCGGCATCATCGCCGGTGCCCGCATCTACCAGTTCGCCAACCTCGCTGCCAACGCTGAAAACTTGGCCGGTTGGGTTGCTGGTCCTGACGCTATCGCCTTCGCCTCCGCCCTGCCTGACTCCGAAGGCATCCCCGGCTTTGAAGTCTCGAACGCCACGGACGCCGGCACGGGACTTGGTGTGCAGGTGCTCGTCGGTATGGAGCAGTCTGGCTTCCTGAACGTCACGGCTACCCTGATGTTCGGCGCCGCTGTCGGTCGCGCCACCTCCCTCGTCCGCCTCAAGACCGCCTAATAGCGGCCTAAAGGCTACGAACTTAGGGGCTCCGAAATGGGCCCCTTTTTTGTGCCCCGTTGCCAAAGCGGGCAAGTATAGGATGAGCCTCTACGGAACTGAGTTTCTTAACGATGCGAAAGAGATGATCGCGGACTTCGGCGTTGCCGGGTCAGCCAACTCTGGCGCCATTACCTTCCAGTGCCTTATCTCCGACCCCGCCGTGATGACCGTCCTCGAAGCAGGGGGGTATATGGAGCGGACCCAGTACTCGGTCAGGATGCCCGCTGTAACGGCCTCTTGGACCCTCCCAGACGGCTCTACGGGGTCATCGGCGGCCCTACTGTCGGCAGGTGTCCCCATCGCCTCCCTGGGGCAGGGCAAGAAAATCGTCGCCGGCGGCAAGACCGTCCGCATCACGACCCAGACCCACAAGCCCGGGTCGGCCTGGATCACGCTCGTCGTCATCGACGATAACCAGTAAAGCCGTGGTCAAGGTCAGCCTAAACCCCAAGTCTCAGGCTGAGTTTATTTCTGGCCTTCGTCAGTTTGCGGCTAACACCGGGCAGACCATGCGAGACGCAGCGCTTGAACAAGCTGCCCTGGCCTGCCAAGACGCGGCAACCTTTACCCCTCCAATGCCAAAGGGCGGAGGCCGTGGTCTGTCTAAGGCCGCTGAGGTCGCTGGGGACAACGCCGTAGCCGGCGACGTGCGGAAGCTCTTTGTCGCGGCAAACGACCGCAGCTCGAACAGCGCCGCGGGCCTGTTGACCAATCAGCTGGCCTATGCGACCAAGTCTAACGACATCGGCCTGTTCAATAAGATAATCGGCAAAGGTTCTTTGCAGGCCCTGCGCGGCCTGTCCCCGATTATGCGTAAGATTGCTAACGATCAGGACTACGCCCGCGCCTTTCAAAAGGCTAAAAACTATTTTAACACGACAAACCCGGTCCTGTCAGACTACGGTCAAGGCTTCGTCAACGACCTCCGCCCAGTGCATGACCAGGTCAAGGGCAAGTACGGCGGACGCATCGGTAAGAGTGTGCGCCCGGTCAAGGTCAAGATGCTCGTCGAAACCACCTCGCAGCTAAAGCAATACATCGCCGACCGACAGAAGATGGTCGGGATGATTAAGGCCGGCTGGGCTTCGGCCCTGCGCTCGCTGCCTAAGCCGATCATCAACGGCGTGCCTAAAGACTTCGGCGTTCAGCTTCTCAAGGTTGCCTGGATTAACCGGCATAACATCGTGCGCGGTACGCATAACCTAATGGCAAACGAAAAGGTCGTCGAACTGAGCGTCACTAACACCGAGGGCAACGTCAACCGCATCGCCACCGATGCCGATGTCCTTAGCCTGGTCTACGCCAACCGCCTCCGGCAAATGAAGGCTCGCTTTGAGAAACACATGAACGACACCACTAAGCGTGCTAATCGCCGCTAAACTTTATGGGCACTAAATCTATCCGTCACATCTGCGAGTCGACGCTCGCCACCTACCTCTCGACCCAGACCGGGCTGACCACCGTCACCTTCCTGACCGGGGACAACTCCGCTATCCAGACCCTGCCCAAGGCCGTGGTCCTTTGCGACTCGGCCCGCCCCCCCGGCGACCTTCCCGAAGGCGAGGGCAACTACGCTTGCTCCGTCCGCATCACCCTATTCTCGAACGCCGACGACACGACCCTCGCCGATCACCGCCTGCGCTGTGCCGCCCTGGTCGGCAATATGCGCGACCTCGTCTCCATCCAGGCGGCCTTTACCGCGACCGGGGACGCCACCTGCTACGACGTCACGATCATGTCGGAGGACGAAGGTATCGACGAGCGCTCGTGGGCCACGTCCTTCTCTTTTGACGTGCTGACGGTCTTCCCGGCCTAAGTTTCCATCCCCTGCATTTATAACCATGGCAGCTATCTCTACCGGCACGACTTGTCTCTACGGCATCCCTAACGGCACGGTGACCAACCTGTTCGTCCAGAGCTACTCGCTCTCCGCCGCGTTTAACGCCGAGGCCACGGTTGCCGACGAAGATGGTCGCACTGTGACTGCCCGGTATGACGACCGCAAAACTGAGCTGACAGTGGAGGGGGTTGCCAAAACCAGCACGATGCCCATCCTCGGCGCCTCGCTTTCCTTCACGGTCAACACCGCTTCGGCCTATCCGGCTGGCACGGCTTCGACCGCGTTCGTAGGCACGATTACCAAGATTGACGACAAGGGCTCAAACAAGGGCTTTACCTCGGTGTCCATCACTGCGGTCGACTACGAGCAGATCTCGCCCTGATTTGCCTTTTGCCTTGGCAAGTGCCTTGGCAAGATTGGCGGCGTGGACAAACGGTTCCTGAACGCCTACATCGACCCGGCTCCCTTTCGGCTGCTGGGTCGAACTCTGTACCCTTGGTGCCTCAAGTACCGGGTGCGCCTGATGGCCTTCGACTCGCCGCTGGTGACCGGCTCTCGCGGCGTGACGCCTGCCGACCTTATCTTTGCCTGCCAAGTGTGCGCTGAGGAACCCCTGGGCGAACTAGGCTGGCGCGATCAGCTGCGAATGCTGCACCTGTCTCGCCGACCTGCCAAGTTTGAGGCCATGCTCGAAGCCTTCTCCGGCTACATCCTAGTGCAAGACTGGCCGAAGTTCTGGGAGCAGACGAAGAAGAGCAGCGGAGGAAGCAAGGGCGTACCGTGGCCGCTCTCGATTGTCGCGTCGTTAATTTCAGCAGGCATCGACGAGAAGCGGGCGTGGGAGATGCCGGAGTGTCAGGCCATCTGGCTGAACTCCGCCCTGGCTATCTCCAAGGGTGCGGACGTGGCGATCATGTCGCCCGAGGAGGAAGCCTTCATGGCCGAGGAGGAAGCCAAAGACGCGGCGACGCCTGCTTCCAATCCTGCAAAGGAAACCCCCTGACATGGCTCAAGACCTGACAGTCAATATCAAGACCACCTCCGACGTCCCGCAGGCGATGGACCGGGCGAAGAGCGCAACGGTCAGCTTTGGGAAACAAGTGGACGACATTCAAAAGAAGTTCAGCATGGCCTTTAAGGACGTGTTCCTGTCGGTCCTTGGTCCTATGGCTTTGATTGGCATCGCCATGAATTACATCGGCAAACTTATTGACGATAATCGAAAGAAGCAGGAAGACGCCAACCAGGCCGCCATTAAAGGCACGAACGATTTAATGTCTGCCGAAGATAAGTATTACGCTAATAAGAAGAATAAGGAAAAGGAGTCTAAGGAAAAAATTGAAGAGGCAGAGACTCAGCGCGAAACTACTTCAAAGGTTTTTCTTGAACAGGACCCAAGGGGAAAGGCTATGGTCGATGAAGTCCTTTCCGCTCTGCCTCCTGGCATGAGGGCGGCAGCCGCGTTTAACACTGTTGACAATATGTCTAGGCAGAAAAGCGTGCAGGATAAAATCCAAGTAATGATCGCTGAAGACATTAAAGCAGATCCATTAGCAGAAGAACCAGATGCCGCCGCCGCCCAGACCGCCGCCCAGAAGGCATCCGACGATGCCGCCAAAGCCAAGGGCACAACCTTTAAAGGCCCCGAGGGTTTCTCCAACGTCGTCGGAGTAGGCGCTAACCCGGTCATCGAGGCCATGACCTTGCAGCTCGAAGAGACCCGCAAGCAGACCGCGCTCCTAGAAATCCTAGCCAACCCCGGCGGCGGCGGAGTGCCAATCGACTTTACCAAGATTGAACAGACAACCATGACCACCTAACTTTATGGCTATCGTAATTAACGGCGACCCCTTAACCACTGCCCTGCTCCAACCTGGCTGGACGGTGGTGGCTGACGGCTTCGGCCTGAACACCTCGACGACCGTCTTCAAGGTCGACACGACTTTCGACATCGACGCGTTTGCGGTCAAGGG